CGATTACTTTTCCCATGGAAGCCCCCAAGCCCGTAGGATCGTCGGCTTCCAAACGGCTAGGCGGCCAAAGGAGCGAACCACACCGAACCCACCTTCTGCAATGATTCCGAGAACCGCCGTGCCGTCCTGTTGCTCAAACACGGCTACGTCGCCGGCCCCGCCACGAGACGGACGCAGGCCCATAAATTCGGCCGCTAGGACCATCCCCATCTCAGGGCCATGATCCATCCACCAGCGGCGTGATTGACTATCGGTAGGCGTCTCTTTGACGCCATTGGCCCGCAGCCAAGCGTAGACCAGCGAATAACAGGGCGTAATCTTGGTTTCCTGCGCCCGCGCCAGTTCTATCGGCGTCATTGGGACCAAAGCACCGTCTGGCGTCCGGCTAGCAAAGCGACGCGCTCGAATACCTTATCGCCCGGATATTTCCGCTGCTGATCTTGGTCGGTCATGTAAGAGGTGAGCGGCATGTTCTTGGTGTAGAAAAGCGGCTCCGCAGTCACCGTGATCGACATGGTGCGGGCTTCGCCATCAACCGACAATTCAGCCTTTTCCATCAGATACAGTTCGACCAGATACGGGTCGTCCAACGGTTGCCAATTCTCGTCAAAACATAGGATGTAAACGCCACACCGCTTGCCCCTGATTTCCGAAGCCTGCGCGCGGGTAAGAGCCATCAGTTCTGGATCAAGGCCGGAAAGCGTGATCGTCACCGGCTCAATCGAAACGATAGCCGAAGCCTGAACGCCATCTATGGACGCCAGTTCGCCAAGGCCAAGCCATTCCGTATTGTCGGCTGCGGTAAAAGTCCCGCGACCCGTCCAGCATCGTATCGTCTCGCTGGCGAATTCAAATTTGACACCAAGCGCGACATGGACATTGCGGCCCGAAACCATCTCTTGAACAGTTTGGGAGAAAAAGACTTCCTGCGTCACCAGTTGGCCTCAATGAAATCTATTGAAACGCGCGATATGCGGCCAAATTCAACGCTTTGAGATAGCGCCCTTGAGTCCGTGACCAGATAAGCGACCATTCTGGGATCATCTATTTCTATCTGCGTTCCCGCGTCGTAGCTTGCGCGAAGAGGCGGCCATATAGACCATGTGTCGCCGTCTATGCCGTGAACAACATGCAATCTGCCGTTAATCTCAAAATAATCGCCAGCCTCGACGCTAGATGCAGTTGAGTTCTCAACCGAGATTGTTACATCACCACGCGCCGCAGCCGTCAGCAAATAACAATCACCGGTTGACTGCGTAAATGTTGCGCCGTCTTGAAACTCCGACCAATCCGTAGCGTCATTGCCCCAAAAAAGCGGCTCTGATGTTCCCCAAAGAAGCTCATTTGCTCCCCAATAGAGCATATTCTTGAGTTGGCCTGTTTGGTCGAAATAAGCGACATCAGGGCTAATGCCATTTCGTTTTGCCAGCATGTTCGGGGAGAACTCTGGCTTTACATAGATCGGCTTTGCAAACGCCCCTATCGCTGTCCAGATAGACCGGAACTGGCGGAACTTGTCGCCGTAAACGGGTATGCCCTCATACGAGATAAGCCAGCCGCCTGCGCTTGAAGAAACGACCTGTTCACGGCCATCCAGCGGCTTTGGCCCTTTGAATACGGGGCGATCAATCGTCGCCGTCATGTTTATCGGGGCTAAATTATCGGGCCATAAGGCGATGGTCGGGTCACGCATCAGAGCGAACGCCTCTGCGCTTCAGCCATGATATTCGGAACGCGCTTTAAGCCCGAATTGATCATTTGCTGCACGGTGACGATGATCTGTCCATCGCTCATTTGGCGGGCGTCCACCTGTGAGTTTGAATAATTATTGATGGTGATTTTCGGCTGGCCGCCGCCTGTAAGCGGAGTGATATTTGCCGGTCCCTGAACAAGCTCAGGCCCGGCCTCGCCAGCGATACCCCATTTGCCTGACGGGATAGACCCGCCTTCAGCAAAGAAGCCCGCAAACAAGGACGATGCGCCCTTCGCCAACATGCCCAAAATGCCGCCGGTCTGGCCGCCTTTGCCGGACAGGCCCATCATCTGCCCGAAAATGCCCTGCCCTGTTAACGCGCCCTGAAGGGCGGAACTGGAAAGCTGCCTGACAACATCCCTTAGAACATCGGACAGTTTTTTGCTTTTTGTGACCAGCCCGTCCAGGGCATTGATCGTAAAATCGGCAAATGAGCGCATCGCATCATTAAGCGCGCCCTGTGATGCTCTAAGCTGGTCAAGATTGTCTTTATATTTCTGCGTTGACGCCGTAATATTCTCGATCTCGGCGCGCTGCTGGGCGGTCAGCGTCTTGCCCTGTTCCTTGGCGATGTTTTCCGCCTTGATCAGCGCGGAGAACTTTTCCTTCTCCACATTGCCAAGGGTAAACGTATTCACCTCTGTTTGTGCAAGCTGGTTCGCTTCTCGCAGGTTCTCAATATATTCTTTGAGCCGGTCCGCTTTATCCGCTTTGCCCGCTTTATTCGCGTCCTGCGCTGTCTGGTAAGACTTGCGCGTGTCGCCTGTTTTCTCACCGGCCAGCGTGCCGACGGTCGAAAGAAACATGTCGGACGGCTTGAATTCCGCCATCTGTCCTTTGCCAGACGCCGGAGTAAACCCGCCCGCAAGCATCGGTGTTTGTTTCTTGGATCTGAATGCTTCGGACGCTCCCGCTGCAATAAAATTATCTGCGGAACGCGCCGCCTGATCATAAAGACCCTTCAGAATTTTAACGCCTTCAATCGCCTTGGCAATCTTGGCGCTCACGAAATCCCACGCATTCGTGAATATTGACATCGGTCCTTGCAGCGTCGCAATAGCGCCGGCAAGATCGGTCTGAATGGCGTCAACGATTTCCGAGATTTGCGTTTTAAGGAAACTATACGCCTCACCCAACCGGCTTTTTACATCAGCAAGGACGGAAATAAATTTTTCAACGTAAGGAATTGTGTCAGCAATTAATGACTTGATGTCTGTCCATAGCGTCGTGACGTTGCCAAGCGGCGTGGCTATTTTGGACAAAGAAACAAGAAGTCGTGAATTGACTTCCTCGTCAGCGGCGCTGATACGATTGCGCAAATCATTGGCTGAATTGGCGATATTATTAAATCCGCCTCCAGCAGCGTCAGCCGCGCGCTGGAATTCAGCCATCGAAAACTTACCCTGATTAATCAGATCAATAAATTTTGCCGCTTTGTCCGCCGGGAAAATGCTTTCAGCCAAATCCCGCGCCTGCGTTGCTGGCAGCGTGCGGATTTTATTTGCGACGACGTCAAGCCATTGGCTAAAGCTGGTTGTGCTATCCAGTGTCTTCAGAAATGATTTGTCAATTTCCTTGACGGTGCTGACGACGGCGCCTGCATTGCGCTTATAGTCCTCAAATGCTTTATTTGCGTTTTGCAGACCCGAAACAACATCGTCGTTGCTTAATCCGACTGTTGCGCCCTTTACCTGTGCGCCAAGAAGTTTTTCTGGCGTGACTGACGCGGATTTTGCCTGTTCTGCAAGGTCAGCCAGTTTACTCCGGGCAACCGACGCGCCGACTTCAATTCCCGTAAATATAGCGGCAAGGCCAGCGCCCATGCCACGCAGGCTAAACACAACCTTACCAACAGCGCTGAGAACCTGACCGGCAAAACCGGCGATCGACCCCCTTGTGCTGGTAAACACGTCTGCAATTTGCGATCCCTGTTGCGTCAGGACCATAAATGGCGACATGCCGCCAGCAAGGGAAACGGCGACGTCATTAATCTGACGGCCAAGGTTAATCATTTCATGGCGGGCAAGGCCGGTCGCCCTGGCGGCTTTTTGCCCCATGACTTCCGCCTGCTGCCCGACGCTAGACATGCCTTCAGCAACGAGGCGACGTTGTTTTTGCCATTCCTGCCATTGGTTGAGCGCAGGGACGAAATTGACATTGTCATTGCGTGGGCTGGGGACAGATTTAGGAACGCCACCCGTCGTTGGCGGGGTTTTCCCCCCCATAGCTGTTGTATTTTTCAGTCCATTAATTTCTGAAGCGCTTTGCTTAACTTCAGACGACATTTTCTTGAAAGCATCTTGCGCTTTCGCAATTCCCGATTTCAGACCAGATGTGTCTGCGACGAAATCATATCTAAGGGCGCCGACAACTGTTTCAGCCATTAACTTCCCCATTGGCGTTAATAGCTGCAAACATTTCTTCGACCTCTTTTGATGTAAGTGGCGATATACCCGCCTCTTTGCTCACGCCTTTTGCTTCCAGATAGCCGTCTATTGCGGAAAAGAACTCCGGCAAAGACATTTTCCAGAAGTCATCTGGGCGCATCCGAAGATGGCCCAGACCTATTTTCATCCACGCTTTCCAGCGTTCCTTGCCGCTAAAGGGCGCTTTTCGGCCTTTTGCGCTTCATCCTGTTGTGCGCTAAAGCCAGAGCTTTGCAAGAGTTCCGTGATCATTTCCATGAACTCTTGAGGCGTCCAGCCAGCAAGTTCCTTCTCGCGGGCGGGGGTTAGATCAATGCCATTTCCCCGCAATAGTCCGCGCATGAACTTTAAAAGGTGTCTGGCGCTGATCTTGCCATCCTCGCCAAAGTTCAACGCCTCCTCAAAAGACTCGACATCAAACTCGTTTTCAATTTCAGCCAGCGCGCCAAGGCCAAGACAAACCGTAAATGTCTCAGCCCCAATTTTAACGTCGCTATATCCGCGTGCTTTGTTAGCCATGTAGCCTCGTTTACGCCGGGACTGTCGCAGTTGGCGTATAGGTGATTGTTGGTGATGCGGTGCTTGTCAGCTTTACCGTAAAAGCCACAGCCTCGTTATATGTGGCGGTTATTTCGTATTCGGAAACGACAAAGCTGCCAACAATTGATATGCCGGCGCTGGTCGCGCTCGAAAGAAGCTGGAATACCTGAGACGCGCCGGAAGCGACCAAAGATGGAAGCAAATGAGTCGGCGCATCTTTTTGATACAAACCAGCCCCAGATATTTCCAACTCTACGGTTCCTGTGTCACCTAAAAGAACCCGCCACCTATCTGTTGAAGCCGGGTTTGAGATAAGAATAGATTGGCTTCCGCTCGTAGGCGTCCCCGTAACCGTCGCAACCCTTGTTGTGCCATTATACGCCGTAATCGGGTATGATGTGCCACCAACAATGACGACTTCTCCGACATAATAGCTATTTACCGATGAGACGGTTGAGCCATCCGAAAAAGTCGTCGGAATAGTCACAGATGAGGACGAGATAGTCGCCAGACACGAAAAATACGTATCTGGCGCTGTTGTTGCATCTACAGGGTTGTTGTTGAGCTTGAATGATCTCGTTCGCAACCCTGCGATGTTTGCATAGACAGGAGACGCACCGCCTGTCGTTCTCACGCCCAACGTCCAGAGCGTCCCCGTCTGCCCAGCCATATTTACCTCTTATTGATAACTATTCACCAAATTAGGCCGGGGTCGTAGCAACCGGGCTGTAGGTGATCGTCGGAGCGCCCGTCGAAAGCAGCTTGACCGTGAAGGTCGCGGCTTCATTATAGGTCGCAGAGGCTTCGTATTCGCTGACGACAAAAGAGCCGACAATCGTAATACCAGCAGACGACGGCGCAGAGACAAGCTGGAAGATCGTCGAAGCACCGGACGCAACAAGCGTCGGGAGAAGATGACCGGGCGCGTCTTTCTGATAAAGACCGTTCGCGTCGATTTCCAATTCGACAATGCCAGTATCACCCAGCAGTTCGCGCCAGCGGCCCGTTGACTCAGCTGTCGTGACATCAACCGGATTATTGTTGATTTTGAACGAGCGGGTGCGCAGACCCGCAATAGAGGTATAAGTGGGGGTTGCAGCAGTTCTAACGCTTAACGCCCAAGTAAGACCAGTTTGGCCAGCCATTTGTCTATTCTCCTATTAAATATGATCGACAAGCGCCCGCACTGTCACAACGCCATGCAATGTTGATCCATCCGGGTCGCGGTATGGGCCAACCATGTTGGTCGCTCGAATGAGGATGCAATTATAAGGGCTACTCATCGACAAGGACGCAGTGTGAAGCGTTTGCCTCACCTCGCTCATAAGAGAGCGAACGGTAGCCGTTTCCGGCGTCTGTGAAGATGGCTGGTGCCATACGTTCACGTCGATTTCGAACTCTTGCCCATCTTCGGAAGCGGTCGAAAAATCATTCGATTGCACGACAAGAGATATATACGGGGTTGGATGACCAGACGGCGCAAGGTCAACAATCTTCTGCCCAACAAGCGCCGATGATATGGTTGCGTTGGCTAATAAGGCGGTGCGTATTGAAGCCTTAATAGCGTAAGTGGCGTCAAGCGCCTGACTTGCGGCCATTTACGGTCTTATAGGCTTTAGACTCGACGTAAACGCCAAATTCAGCATCACCGGGACGGTAGCGGAATGTCGTGTCTCCGATATTGCGAACGATCTCTTTTGCTTCGAGGTCTAAATATACTTCTTCGCTGGCAGGCGTAGGGACAACGGCAATTTTGACCGCTTCTACTTCTTTTGCCGGCTCATCAACATCATTCGATGTCTGGCCCATCTTTGCTGCCATTATAGACCCTCATTCCTTTTTGTCGTCGCTGTTCGAATTCGTCGAACGTAAGCGGGACTTCAAGTCGCTGCCCTAGCGCCATTTCAATCACTAGGGCGCTTTTGGTTTCATCAAGCCAGTAATCAACCGGCGTCGATAAATTCAAAATATCGTTTTGATGTTCAGGTTGCGTTTTTGATGTAGGCATTCAGCACCCCTTGAGCCTGCGCTTTGACCTTTTCCCCCGCAGGGCGAAGGAACGGACGCGCGGCCATCTTTCGAGTGCCGTATTCTAAATGAACTGAATAGGGAGCCAATGACAAAGTGCTTGCCACAAGCTCACCAGTCACTTCGGCTTTTACGTTATTGACAAGAAAGCCAAGATCGTTTGCAGGGGCTTCACCGGGCGCAGAAGCCTGATGAGAAACCTTGCCCCGTTTGTAGACGCGTCCCGTTTTAGGGCCACGCATGATAGATTTCTGCGCTTCGCCTTGAGCCATCAAGGCTAGTGCTAAAAGCCCGTCATTTATGCCCTTTTTCATTTTCTCAAAGTCAGTCGGATTAATCTTGATTTCGTGGACTTCCACTTTAATCAAGCGTTTATCTCCAATAACATGACCGTAAGAAACTGGCGCTGTTCGGTTTCGTCCATTACGCCCGTTACGTCGAACTTACGATCTCGCCAGATAACCCGGCAGTTGGTCGTAATGTCCGTGCGGTAGCGGGTCGTCATTTTGTATATGCGCTGGGCGTCGTCACGATTTGCAAGCGCAATTTGCGATGCGCTCAAAGGTTCTATGCGTGCCCATGCAGCCAACGGGGCAGACGCGCCGCCATTCCAATTGACCGTCGAGCCTTCGCCCCAGTTGATATTGTTAGTCGATGCCCAATTAAAATTGGTGGATTGATCCCAAGTGGTCGTAATTTCACCGGCGTCGTTGACCGTCTGGGTTTGCAGGAAAATTGCGACCCGTTCGCGCATTTTCCCGACATCAGCCGGCCTCATGCCAGCCTCACAGACCGCCAGTGTTTCAGGATTTCGCTCACATGGGCCGGGACGGGCGAAATACTCCCGGCGGCAATCGGTTCACGATGATCAAACCAGTGTTTCACTAGTATCTTGATTGATGTCAAAAGATCGTCAGGAACCCCAGAATACGGGCTGGCGTCAAATCCCGCCGTAAAGGCGATCTCTATAGCCCCCGTCTGGGCGAGGATAACCACCGGCCAAATCTGGCCCAATACGCGGCTAACCCGGCCCCGCATGTCGGATACTTCGGTGAAATAGACGCTGGGGCTAACGGTCGTGAGGGTTCCGTAAGCGTCCCGCAATTTTACTGAGGTAACAGCCTGAAACGGCCTCTTAGGTATTTCTAACACGGTCGTCGGGGTGACTAGGGAGATAGGCGCTTCCCGCGTTCCATCCCACCAAGGGCCACCAAGACCCTGCCCCTCGCCTTGCGGCCATTTATCCAGAACCACCGTCCATGCCTGCGTCATCAAAGCTAGGCCGGTTTCTTTTTCCACATGGCGGCGCGCGGCTTTAATCAGCGATGTGATCAATGCGTCCTCATCTGGAATATCCACACGGCAATAGGCTTTGGCCTCCTCAAGCGTAACTGGCTCCGATGTGGCGTCGGTTACGAGACGAAGGCGCGGGACAGCGGAACGGATCATGCTCTATCCTTCGGCGGTCTACCGCGACGTTTTGGCTCTTGTTCTTGCCTGAAATGGCCCGCGACCACCCGAGCAACGCCAGCATCAATTAAGTCGCTCGCAAGCTGCTCGTAGGTTTCATGGATAGTGCCTTTCGCCCAAAGGACGACTTTCACACCATCT